TACTCATCTTACCGCAGTAGCTAAAACCGAACTGGCTGCTGCAACCAATGCAAGTACAACCGCAAATACAGCAGCTACCGGAGTATTTGGTCGGGTTACTGCTGCAACAAATGGACTTAAGGCAGGATTGGTTTCTGTTTTATCCAGGTTTGGAGCATATGGTGCAGCAGCAACTGGTGTCGTAATCGCTGGTGATCTGCTTATCAATAATTTTCAGAAACTTGATGATTGGTTACTTCGGCAGGGTTCTAATTTTATTGACTGGACTGTAGCGAGAGCAACAGGTACAAAGTCGCTGGCCGAGCAGGAGCGCGATCTGGCAGCAGCTGAGGAGGAATCACGAAAGAAACAGGAAGCAAGTGCTGCGGCCAAGGAAAAACATGCTGCAGCTGCCGAGAAGAGTAGAGATAAAACCTATCAGCTGACCGAACAATCCAAAAAGCTTATTACAGAGTTTGATGCATTAATTGCAAAGGGTGAACCTGCTAAAGAAGCCTTGGAGAAAGTCTCTCAGGCTATGAAGTTTGATTCGACCAAAGGTATTAATGACACAATCACTGCTTTAATTCTCCTGAAAAACCAAGGGAAAATTACGGGCGAAGAATTGCAAGGAAGTTTAGGCAAAGCCTTAGATGGCAAGGACCTGGTTGTTTTTGAAGCGAATGCCAGAGCTGCTTTTGCAGGAACGTCAAAGGAAGCCGAAAAGAATGCTCAGATAACTGAAGCTGTGATGAAGGCGGCATTAGATCGTACCGGACTAAGTACAGAACAACTTCAAGGTCGTTTCTCAGCTGCATTTCAATCTGCCAGTAATGATGTACAGCTGGTCGTTAGTAATCTTGAAACTTATAAAGCTCAGGGTATTGATACCGGACTGGCACTTTCAGCCAATTTAAATAAAGCAATTGATACTGCCCAGACTCGTGCCGAACTGGAATATGCCAAGAGCTCTCTAATTGCTTTTGGCAAACAGGGATTGGTAGCAGGTGATCAGGTAGCCTTGGGCTTGAGTAAAATTGAGGAAAAGGCGCGGCAGCTCCCTGCTGTACTTGATCCTGTACAAGCCGCATTTGCCGCTTTAGGTATTCAAACTAAAGAGCAATTAAATGGCGCTGCAGTGAGTGCCCAGAATAGTTTTGAAGTTATCAGTAAAAGTGGGCAGGCAACTGTTGAAGGTATTAAGCAGGCTTATATTCAGATGTTAAATGCCGCACTGGCAACAGGAGATAAGGCCCAGATTGCAGCTGTTCAGGCAAAAGCAGCAAGTCATGGGTTACAGGTGCAGATTGATGATACTGGTAAAGCAGTGGTTCAGACGGCTTCGGAATGGGTCAAGGCGAATATCCAGATTGAAAATTCTGCACGAGGTATTAAGGATGGCTACCGTGAAGCTGGCCGGGTGGCAAGAGAGGAGGCCAAATCCTCTACTGAAGCCTGGTCAGAAGCGCTTACTGCCATGCAGGGCAAGCTTAAAGCCTCTAAAACTGGAGTCATGGCTAAAAACGGTTATTCAGTTGATGAGATTGAGCAGCAGCTGACTGAAATGGGATATAGCGGTAATGCCCGGCAAAAGGCTAAAGAGCTATTCGAGACGGCACAACAGGGTCCAGGTGGTTATTACCGTTCAGCCTCTCATGAATATGCTGCGCGTTATGGTGTCTCTGCATACGACAACCAGAAACAGACCGGCAATTATATGTACATTGCCGAGCAGCTGGAAAAGCTGGAGGAATATGCAGGCAAGTCGGGCAGTGTAGGTGCAGGCTCTAAAGCTAAAACAGTTGTGCCTGAGGTAAATATCAACAGTTTGGCTCCGGATATCAGCTATCCTAAAACCAGTGTACCGGTATCAGATCCAGCCAGAACCGTACGTTATGAGTTTGATCTAGGCAATGGTAAAACCGCAACAATGTACGGATCGCCTAATGATGGTGATGAACTGGAATCAATGCTGAGAAAACTGGAAATGATAAAAAAGAGTAGCTAATGAAATTAATACGAGTGTCTACATCAGAAACCGTCCCGCTTGAGGACGGTTTTTTATGGTCTGATGAATTTGAATGGAAGCCCATCGAGCAGAAACAGAGTCGGGCTATTGATGGTTCGCTAATTATCCAGGAGGGCCGTAAAAAAGCAGGTCGTTCAATTGTGCTGGAACCGGCAGATAACACGATGGGCTGGATCAAACGCCGTGATTTACGCAAGGTTCAAGACTGGTCTGCTTTATCTGAACAATTCATTCTGGCTTTTGAGTATCAGCACGACAGACGTGAATTTCATGTGATTTTTAACCATGAAGCCGGGGCTTTGGAAGCTGCTCCAGTGAAGGGAATTCCATCTGTATCTGAGGATGACTATTACAACGTGACTTTACGTTTTATTGAAGTGGGGGAGCTATACAGTGGCAATTGAAACTAAAAATCTGGTGCTCTATAAGTCCGAGCGCCTGAGCGATACAGAAGATGGTGGCGGCAAGTACTCTGGCCAGATGATTGAAGATGGCCAGAGCAATAACCTGTTTAATGATGTGAGTGAGCTGGACCGCACCATGGGTGATGTGTCACTGCGTAAATTGTTCCCCGCCGTGACAACGGATGATACAGACCTGCTTATGGGGGCTACGGTCTTCATCTCGGAAAACCCGAAAGACCCCAATGTCTCAGCTTTGCTGTTTAGTACAAAGTCGTGGATTGATGAGCGCAAGTCCGCCCAGAACCGGATTGAAAACTATCTGGCCAAGGGTGGACAGGCAGCAGGGAGTCCCCTGGATACGCATTATGCCGGTATGAAAACCCTGCAGGTGGCGATGTTTCTGAGTGAAGTCGAAAGCTCGGTGGGCAGTACGCTGGTAATGGTCTCGAAAGAAGGCCAGGCTCTGGAGCATGAACAGTATGTCCGCATTACCAAAGTTGAGACCCGTATTGCCAAGATGGTCATCGATGGGAAGGAAGTTGAGTACAAACTGGCTACTTACAGCATTAATGATCCACTCGATCAGGATTATGTCGGGCTCTCTGCAAGACAATGGTATAGCGGCGAAAAGTCCGAAACGATTTTACGGGATACCATCGTAGCCGATACCGGCAAGTATTATGCATCCAGCAATCTCAAGTCTGATGCCAAGGTGGGCGAGTTTACTGTAAATGCGGAAAGTATCTTTGCCCAGCTGGTCCCATCTGCCCAGACTGAAACACTAATTGTGGATGTAAACGCAGCCGGGGAAAGTATGGTACTGGTACCGGGTAACACTGCTGCTATTACTGCAACTTACTCGACCACCATTGGTACCGCTCAGAACCTGTATATCGGCTCATCTGTCATGCCATCGAGTGTCTCGTTTAACCTGTTTGGCCAGCAGATCACTGACCAGGGCGGACTGCTTAAAAACACTTCTGGTACCCAGGTTGGAACAATTGATTACCAGCGTGGCTTGATCCAGTGGACGCAAGCTGCAGGTGCAGGATCTGCAAACTTAAGCATGACCTTTAAGCCGGCTTCAGCACCCAACCAGTACTTCCAGTCTGAAACCCGGCCTGTCACTCAACAAAACCAGAGTGCCAACTGGACCGGAGTGCTGGTACCACCACCAGCTCCGGGCAGCCTCTCAGTTTCTTATATGTCACAGGGCAAGTTTTATGAACTGAAAGATGATGGCTCCGGGCAATTAAAAGGTGCAAGTACTTCGTTTGGCTCTGGTGCTGTCAACTATGAGACCGGTTCCTGGTCTATTACGACGGGTGCCTTACCGGATGTGAATACACCAATTTTACTGTTATGGGGTACACCGCTGGCTACGTTCATACGCTCAGGTCTTGCGGTTGAACCGGCAGCATTCGAGTTTGATTTGCAGCAAGCTGGTATAGCCTCGGGAAGCGTGACAGTGAAATGGCTGCTGGAAGGCGAACAGAAAACTGCAACTACAAATACGCTGGGCCAGTTTAGTGGCGATGCCACCGGTACCTTTAACTATGCCACCGGTCAAGGCCGGCTGGTACCGAATAAACTGCCGCAGAAAAATACGATCTTCACTATCAATTATAGCTACGGGGCATCTACATTCCAGCAGATCGATAGCGTTATGCCGGTGGACCGGAAACTTAATTTCAAGATCGGTACCGGTGCAGCCATTCAGCCCAACAGTATTGAACTCAAGGTTCCTCTTACCAGCCAGCTGGGAAACGCTGCAGGTTCTGTCACGCTGACGGATATTCCGGTGAATACCGAGGTCGGCAATCTGGTGGATAGCAAAGGTAAAGTACAGGGCACCATTATCTATGCAACAGGTGCAGTGGAAATTATTCCTGAAGCCACTACGACGCTTTACAGCAAATCCTATGCACCCATTGAAATCTATAGAGCGGGGTAAGTTATGTCATTTTATTTACCGACCACTTCCAACATCAAGGAAGAAGTGGTACAGCTGGGCGCTTATGCCAGTACATCTATTGAAGCCC